TTGATAAAGAACTGGCAGCGCATGTGCCGGTTGTCAATCATTCTTTTCTGCCAACAAAAGGCAGAGGCGCGGGAACGACGGAAGTTCCTATGTCCCTGCGAAAACTAATTGCTACGGAAGTTATTTCTGGTGAGAAACCAGCGAATCTTGCGAAGGAATTCGATATCTCGCAAAGTTCTATATCTGCTTATGTTAATGGCGCTACGAGTACAGCGAGCTATCATGAGCCGGTGGCAGAACTTGTAGATGCAATTGATGCAACGCGAGATAGAATTACTGGTAAGGCGCAGAAGAAGTTATTAGCTGCGATTGATTCCATCACAAAGGATGATCTTGATACGGCTAAGGTTAGAGATAAAGCCGGAGTTGCTCAGGCGATGAGTACGGTTATCAAGAATCTTTCTGTTGATGAGAACGGTGTTAACAAACAGGTTCAGATAAATATCTTTACTCCGCGAGTTCGTGAGGAAGATACTTATGAAGTCGTTCATGTTAAGGAATAAGATATGCCCCAACAGTTAGCACTAATGCGCGGTGTTCCGTTTGTTTTACAGACAGCAGCGGCTGCTACTGGTAATGGAATTGTTGTAGCGATTCCGCCGGGATTTAAGAATCATACGTTTCATGTTACTGGTAGTGCTGGTATTGCTAGTGGTGTTGTGACGTTAGAACATGCTAGTGATCCTTTGTATGCCGGAACATGGGCGCAAGTAGTTGCTCCTGTTACTCCGCTGGCGAGTACTGATTTAGTTACTCTTGCCACGGGTGTTTATAATTTCGTTCGGGCCAGAATTAGTACTATCGTGGTCGGAGGAACTGTAACAGTTACAGTGACATCTGATTAATGGAATTTGATTCTGAGTTTGGTAAATGGTTGGCTACGTTAGGCGTTGGGGGATGTCTAGCTGGTTTTATGTTTGTGTTTTATCGTAAAGATGTAAAGGGTTTCACTGATCTTTGGAAAGGACAAAGTGAAATGCTGATACAAGTTGTGAAAGAAAATACATCCGTAATCAGCACTTTGGTTATCTTGATCAAAGAACAAAATGAACGAGCAAGGTAAGAATAAATCATTAGCCGCAGTTGTGTTGTTTGGATTGGCGACGTTCTTGTATCAGTTCGCTGATATCTTGATTAAGATCCAAACATGGGAGATTATTTGGAATCCCCCGACTGTTGGGCATATGGTTATTGCATTAGCTAGTGCATTAGGTGCGGTAGCGGCTGCCATAAAGTTAGATGTTACAAAGGTACTTGAGTAATGAGAATTCATTTTAATCTTGGCAAGGCACTACGCATTGTTCGCGCGGTTGAACTTGCTATGAGTGCATCAGGTCTGCATGTTCATGGTTTGTCCGGTGAGGATCTCGGAAAGATTACTGATCTTGCATTAAAGACTGGTAAAGATGTCAAGACAGCAGTTGAAGAACTCGGTTTAACTCATAAGGCAAGTGCGACTGCACCTGAAGTTCAGTAATGCCGTTCGATAAAGATGGTAATTGGAGACCAAATATTAAGCAAGAGAAGTTCCTTGCTATTCCAACTACTATCAAAGAAGCAGGATATCTCGGTGGAGCTGGTTCTGGTAAGAGTGAAATCTTATTGATGATGGCTATTGCGATGGGTTGGTATGAGAACCCACGCTTTAAGCAAGTCTTTATGAGACGTTCATTCCCTGAACTTAGGAATGAAATTGTTCCGCGTAGTCGAGATATCTATACGAAGTTCGGTGCTTCGTTTAATAAATCAGATATGGCCTGGACATTTCCATCAGGCGCGATGGTTTTTCTAGGACATTGTGAGAGTGATAAAGATGTAAGTAAGTACGACTCGATGGAGATCAATCTGTTTACACCAGATGAAGTAACATCTCTAACGGAGTACATGTACTTATATATCGGATTCACCCGTGTTAGAACGAGTGATAAGACATTACCAGCAATCATTCGTTGTGCTGGTATGCCAGGTGGTATTGGACATTCTTGGGTTAAGAAAAGGTTTATTGATCCATGCAAAGAAGGTGGTAAGGTATTAATCGGTCGTGGTGGTAACAAACGAATGGTCGTTGTTGCTACATTGGTTGATAACGTCAATCATATCGATCCTGAATATACCAGATCACTTGATGCGTTACCGGAAGCAGAACGACAAGCAAAGAAGTTTGGTTCGTGGGATGCGTATAGCGGTCAGGTCTTTAGTGAGTTTAGAGAACTTCACTATCCTGATGAACCAGATAATGCTATTCATGTTGTTCAGCCATTTGAGATTCCTTCATGGTGGCCTAAGATCGTAGCAATTGATTGGGGCATGAAAGCAATGTGCTCCGTTGGATTTGCTGCAATTTCTCCTGATGGTCATGTGTATGTCTACAGACATCTCATGTTCTTCGGTAAGAAGATTGAGGAATGGGCGCCGGAAGTTAAGTACTTCATCGATAAAGAGAATCCGCAGGATGTTATAATCTGTCACAGCGCCAGTCAAAACCGTGGTGAACCCCATACGATCTATGAATTAGTGAGTAATGGATTAGATGTTCCGGTTAGACTGGGCGAAAAGAATCGCATCGCGGGTAAGATGCTTGTTCATCAATACCTGAGATGGGAGCCAGTTATAACTCCTGCGGATGATGTTGCGGGATTTGATAATACATTAGCTGAATGGATTCTCCGTAATAAAGGTCTGGTTGATTATCATAAGTACTTAGCATCATTTGAAAGAGAACAGAAGAAGGAAGTGTTACCCGTCCTCCAGTTCTTCGATACCCCGGAAGTTAGGGTTATTTGTGATGCGATTAAGAGTTGTACTTACGAAAAGACAGGGATGGATGGTAAAAAGAAAGAAGATGTAGCGGAGTTTGATGGTGATGATCCTTATGATATGTTAAGGATGTTACTTCATTCCTGCGATGCTTTCTTTGAAACATCTAGTTCCATTCAGGCGAATCTACAGCGAACAAGCGAAGTGATTGAGAAGTTACAGGTTACGGGAGACATGACTACTTATTATCGGCAGATGGCTAGGTTAGAAGCTGGTAATAAAGTTCAAGCAGTATCTCGTTTCCATCGTGGTGTTCAATGAAAGATATCATCCGGGCAATCACTGAAGCAATTACACGATTCTTTGATAATCGTTTTGTAGTTGATAACAGCAGGGTTCTCTATCTCGAAATGATGGTCGAGCGCGAGAGGCAGGAGAAGCAGAAGTTATTGGATTATATTCTTCAGTTATCTGTAAAATCAGCAGAACCGGAAGAAGAAAAACCAATGCCCCTACCACTCGAAACAAATGCAAGAGTTCCGTGGCATATTCGCCAGCGGCAATTAGAAGAAGATGATCGAAAGATCGCGGAACTCAAGAAACAACATAGTGCTGCTGAGGCATAATGGCTAAAATGAATCCTGGTTTTATGAAGGCGTTGCAGAAATCCTTTGGTCCTGATAAAGCGACGAAGGATAAAATGAAAGCCGTCGGTGGTTCTAAGAAGAAGTTGTTCGAAAAGAAGAAGTAAATGCCCGCTGAAAAAGACGAACTTTCTGAAGAACTACAGGCAGCCCTCAAATCCCTAATCGATACATTCGAATTAGAGGATCTGTCTGTACGTCAACGTCAGATTCGTTTGTGGAAGAAGCTTACTTTTTATTGGTGTGGAATCACTGAAATCTGGTGGTCAGAAACTGCGCATGACTGGCGAGTTAATCCTGATTATCAGAACGGTGATATGAATGATAAACGAATTAATATTTTCCGTCCTTACTTAGAAAGCATTATTGCAGCACTCAGTTCCACGGTTCCTGGAATTATCTGTGCTCCTGATGATGCTGAGAATTCATTAGATATCTTAACAGCTAAGGGCGGAACGAAAATCTCTGAACTTGTTTATCAACATAATAACGCCCCGTTACTTTGGGCGAAGTCGTTATTCACATATTGTATTCAGGGAATGATTGCTTCTTATACTTATTCAGTTGAGGATGAGAAGTACGGAACTGTTGAAGTACCGAAGTACGAAGAAACAGAAGAAGAAGTAGATCAGCAGGTATGCCCGAATTGTCAGGCGGTAATGAATCCGCAGGAGTTCGATGCTGCTGAAAAGTTATCTGACGACGAACGCGATGAATATGATCCTGGTCCTGATGATGTAGAAGTTCAGGATTTACTTTGGGATCATCGTGCGATTTGTCCTCAATGTTTACTTTCTGTTGATCCTGAGACACAAAGGAACAAGGTTGTTATTAAGCGTTTAGCTGGAGTTACCAATCAACCAAAAAGCCGGCAGATGATTGAAGTTGCTGGTGGGTTGTTTGTGAAGATTCCGAACTACGCACGTAATCAATCCGAGATGCCATACCTGGCGTATAACTATGAGTTACATTATACACAGGTTTATCAGAAGTATCCTTTCTTAAGAGATAAGACAGAAACAGATCAGGTGAAATTAACATCCTCATCTGGTAATGATATGTACGAACGGTGGGGTAGGTTATCACCGCAGTACTTTGGTGAATACCCACTTAATACACCGACGGTTAGAAACTGGTGGTTACGACCGAGTGCGTTTGAAGGAATTTCCGACGAGGAAACTCGTAAGGAATTATTTGAAAAATTCCCTAATGGTTGTAAGTGCGTTTGGATTAATGAGATTTTTGCTTGTGCCGAGAATGAATCGCTCGATGATCATTGGACGATTTCATTTAATCCATTAAGCGAATATGTTCATTTCGATCCTCTCGGTCAGATGCTTACTTCGATTCAGGAAATCTCGAATGATTTGCTGGCATTAACACTTCAGACGATTGAGCAGGGAATTCCGCAATCATTTGCTGATCCTGCGGTTCTTGATTTCGAGACATATCGAAATGCTGAAGTAAAACCGGGTTCGATTTATCCTGCTAAGAATAAAGGTGGTAAGTCAATCGCGGAAGGATTCCATACGATTACTACGGCTACTTTATCACCAGAAGTAATGCCGTTTGGAAATCAGATTCAGGAATCAGCTCAGTTTGTTACGGGTGCTTTGCCATCATTATTTGGTGGCGCACAACCGGGTTCTTCTAGAACTGCTGCTCAATACAGCATGAGTCGTAATCAAGCAATGCAGAGATTACAGACTCCGTGGAAGATGGTTAATGTTTGGTGGAAGCAGACGTTTGAGAAAGTCATTCCTGCTTACATGAAGAACATGCTGGAAGATGAAAGATTAGTGAAGGAAGTTAGTGGTTCCTTTGTTAACGAAGTAATCAAGAAATCCCAAATGGATGGTAAGATGGGATCTATCACCACGACAAGTGCGGATGAAATCCCGCATACGTGGGGTGCGATTAAAGATACCATCATGGAATTGATGCAGACGAATAATCCGATGATTATGGGATCGTTAACTGATCCATCGAACATTGGCGTTATGACGGATGCAATTGGTTTAACGGATTTCCATATTCCCGGTGCGGATGACCGAGTTAAACAATTCGATGAAATTCAACTACTAATTCAATCAACTCCAATTCCAGGACCACCTGATCCTATGACGGGGCAAGCAGAAAATATGCCCTCGATTATGCCAGAACTAGAAGTAGATAACCATCAGGTTCAGGCTACTGTTACTAGGGATTGGTTGGTCAGTGAAGCAGGTCGTCAGTGTAAGATTGAAAATCCTCCCGGTTATGACAATGTGTTAGCGCATCTTAAAATGCATCTACAAATGATGCAGCAACTTTCAGCTGGAATGGCTCCGCCACCTGAAGAAGCGCCTGCACAAAAATTGAAGCCCATAGCACCACCAGAAGGAAATCCGTAATGGCTGTAGAAGATACAATTCAATTGCCCGCAGCGGGATTGGATAGGGATGATATTCTTAGTGCGTTGAACGATGAGACAGATGAAACTCCTGCTGAAGAAATTTCAGAGGAAGATGAAACTGTTGATGATTCTGATGATTCTGAAGAATCTGAAGATGCGGCTAAGGAAGAATCTGAATCAGAAGAACCAGAGGAAGAAGAACCAATCGCGGAGGATCTTGATTATACTGAGATTCCCAGACGGCAAGAGGTTCTAAAGGCATATCCGGATTTCGATAAGAAGTTTCCCGGTATCTTCAAAGCGGTTTACCGTGAACAGCAATACTCAGAAGTTTTTCCAACCATCACAGAAGCAAAAGAAGCTGTAGAGCGAGTTGGGGTTTTCAACAAAATCGAGAGTGATCTTCTCAACGGGAATATCGAGGATCTCTTTACTTCGATTAAGGGAGCTAATGGTAAAGCCTTTGACCAAATCACTGGTCAACTACTCTCAACATTAAGACGTGTTGATGAGAAAGCTTACTACGGAACTCTTAATCAGGTTATCAGTAATGCTCTTAGTACTGCCTTTGAAAAGGGCAAGGGCGATAATGATGACCAGTTACAAATTGCTGCTCAGTTAATTAACAAGTTCATCTATGGCACCACAAAGATTACTCCGGTTGCGGTCCCGGTTGTAACTAAGGCACCAGAGGCAACTGAATTAACTAAACGCGAAGAAGCCTTTGCGGAGCAGCAACTAAATGTTGCAGTAAACGATATCACGACACGAACTGATAATACGATTAAAGCAACGATTGATAAGCACCTTGATCCTAAAGGTGTGATGACGAAGTATCTTAAAGGTAAGGCAACAGAAGATGCTTTGAAATTAGTTCGTGAAGGAATTACAGCAGAACCAAGATTTAAGGCGCTGCTGAATAACTTATGGAAGGAAGCCCATAAGGCTAATTATAATGAAGCTTCCAAGTTGAAGATCCGCAACGCACTTATTTCTAGAGCTAAGACTTTACTGCCAGGAGTTTTACAGAAGGTTAAGGCAGAAGCCCTAAGAGGTTCTAGTTCTAGGAAAGATTCTAAGGATGAAAAGTCAATTGCACCAAAGAGGCTGACTTCCTCAAAGCCATCCAAGGAAAAAGCTGCACCGGCTAAGAACATGAGTACATTCGATTTTCTGAATCAGGATTAGGTAATGGCTATTAGTAGCACAAGAACTGTTATCCACGGATTCACGAGTGACTTGCAGTTTAGTCAATCATTTGACGCTGCGGCCAATGTAGCTTCGCCTGGGTTGATTGAGCCAGTTATTTTGGCAATTGGGAACAATACGATTACTGTTCCTACAGGTGCAACTGCGGTAACGATTCTGCCGCCTACGGGTAATACATCTGTATTGACTGTCAAGGGTATTGCCGGAGATACGGGAATTGCTATTCATTTAACAGATCCCACATCTATCGGTCTTGCTACAACAGTTACTACGTTTGTTATCAATGCGTCGGTTTCGATTACCGCCAGACTAATTTTCAGTTAGATTCATAGGTATCAACTATGGCAGTTACAGACTCTCAAGTTGTTGCGTTAGAACTTGAACGTGTCGTTCCGAAGATTCGCACGTTGTTTGAACGCGATGACAAGTTTTTCGCTAATATCAAGAAGCGTGATGTTGAGCGAATTTCTAATCGTCAGATGCGCGTTCCGCTTGAAATTCGTCCTGGTGGTTCTTTCCAGTATTTCAATGCGGATGGTGGAGATTTAGGTCGAGGCGGTGGGCCGACTTGGGATAAGGCTGTTCTTTCTTGTGTATTCCTTTCGCAGAATATTGAATACACAAAGCTTGCCCAGTGGGGAACTGACGATGCTCGTAAGGCTATCGTTAATTCCGTTCGTCGTCTTACTGCTACTGCATTAGATGAACTGCGTCGTCAGCTTGATGCGCAGATGATGCAGGCAGGCGATGGTGTTATTGGTGTTGTTACTACTGATACACCCGCCGCTGGTGCAAATGTTATTGTTTGTACTACGGATGGTTTCGGTGTTCGTCTGATGCGTTATGGTCAGACGGTCCAGGTTTTTGATACAACGCTTGCTACCCTGCGTGGTAGTGGTGTTATCACGAACTGGGATGTTGAAGGAAAGACGATTTCAATTACACCGCAGATTGCTGGTGTTATTGCAACGGATAAGATTGTTACCAATGGTATTTCTACACCTACTGCCCTTCCGGGTCTGTTTGGTGTTCCGTATCATGATAGCAATGCTTCAACTGGTACTTGGCTTGGTTTCGCGCGTTCTACTACGCCTGAAATTCGTGCCTCGCGTGTTAATGCTGCTTCCAATCCATTAACACTTCCATTGCCGCGACTTGCTATTAACAAGATCGGAAATCGTATCGGTCTTGATAATAACTTTGCTCCCCGTGCGTGGATGCATCCTGCCCAGAAACAGGCATATGAGGATATCGGTCAGCTTGTCTCTATGATCTACAAAGATCCTAAGGACCAGTCCCTCAATATGTATTTTGATGGTATGCAGATGGCAGGTGCGCCTGTTACTACATCCTTCAACTGGGATAACACCCGTATTGATTTCGTTACTGATTCCGTTTGGGGTCGTGGCGAAATTCTTCCTCTTGGATTCTATACGACTGACGGTCGTAAAATCTTCGAGATTCGTGGTGCATCTGGTGGTGTCGCTACGGCTGACATCTTCTACATGGTGTGTGGTATGCAGACGTTCGTCAATAATCCTGCTGGTTGCAGCTATATTGATGCGCTTGCTGTTCCTACGGGTTACTAAGAGGATATCATGGCAGTATCACCTGATCTCAACTTCCAAAACTGGAGCACGGTTCAAACTCCACAGCAGCCGCAGCCTATTACTCTTGCGTCTGCCAACACCATTGCGCCATTAGGATTCCTTACGGTTCTTACTGGTAATACGCTTGTTAAGACTATTACTCCTGTTCTGCTTGGCGTTCATATGATCGCTATTCAGTTTGCAGGAAATGCCGGATCCGATGCAACGGGTAATATTACCGCTACATTTACTTCGGTTAACGGACAGATTGGGTTGTTTGTTTATAATCCAATCACCGCTAAGTACACCGCTGTAACGTAAACCACGAAGGATCTTCTTGCTGGTTTAAGATATAAAACTAGAACCAGCAACAAATTTTATGGAACTCCCGGAACCGCTCAAAATTATCAATCAACGTCTGCTAGATCATTATGGCAGATTTGAAAATGGTTTTCCTAACTGGCGCATCGTCTGGTCTGATGATCAGTATGAGAAGCGATTAGGAACTTTTGGGTCGAACCCGGATAGTTTGATTTATACCGGTGAAGTTACTGAAGTACGAGAAGTTCCGAAATACGGATACATGCTTCATCAGTATGTCTTGGAACGGATTTTGCCAGTTCCGGCTATTCATGAAAATGAGTTATTCCAGAGAACTTCCTACGAACCAGTATGGGGTTTTGTTGATAATGAAGGAAATCCCTTACCACCGAAATTCGAAGTAGCAGATATCATTATTAAGCATGTAATGGACCGAGCAGCACAAGCAACACATACTGCTAAATATAAAATGCCTGAACTCGAACAACAGACGCCTGATGCAATTCGTGAACGTATCAGGTTAACACAGTTAGCACTTTACGGCAATGAAACATCTGTTGGTGATGCGTTAGGCCAGGACTCAGCCGTAGGTTATGGTATTCGCCAACGTAATGACGGAGTTAGATAATGAGTGAAGTTTCCAGGGGTTTCGGAGCTTTTCAGCAGTCTCAACAGCTTTCGAGGCTTCCTGTCAATCCATTAGATCGCTGTATGATTGTCAGCGTGTTACCGAAGGAAGTTCGTGAAGTTAAACGAACGATCTTTCCGGGAACATTTGTTATTCCGGCGGCGGGTGATACAGGTTTTTCGACATTACTGATTGAACCGGGTTCATGGTGGAAAGAACTCGAAGAAGGTCAGCCGATGTTAGAAATCCAAACATCTTCAATTCAAATCGCTGAGAGTGTAATTAAAGATTATTGCGTCGGTCTGCAAGCTTGTAACATGGGCGATAAGATGCCTGGGTTGTTTTTCATCCCCGGTGTTACGACCGTTAAGCAGGTATTAGCTTATGCAGATAAAGATG